CTACCTAGTATTACTAAATCAAAGTTTAAATATTCTGCACTAGCACTTTCGCCTATGCCTATGTCAAATATGTTACCGTCACCCTGTATGCTTGAAAGCATATCAGCATAGTCGGCACTACCTGTTGATCCTGCATCAATGTCAAAGATGTTACCACTACCTAAGTTGTAAAAATCTAAAACACTGGAGCCACTACCGTCCAAAACTATAGATCCAAAAAAGTCATTGTTATCACCGTCTTGTATGAGGTCTAGTATTATACTACCACCACTTAGTAATAAGTCAGAACTTTCTGTTGCGTCTCCCGACACAGTATTACCTGTACCAGCCTGTAGGATGGTTAAAACTAAGTTATCACCGTCTTGATCTAGTAAAACTTCGTTGTCATCTGCAAGTATTGGATAGGACATCAGTCCGATTAAAGCGAAGACACTAACCGCTAAGTTTTTAAATATCTTCATTGTTATTCTCCATTAATGGTTTATTATTCTTTAGAAGAACCTTCTTCCAAAGTGGTAATGAGTTTGGGTCTTTCGAAAATTGTTTTTTATCCTCCTCGTCAGGAAGAACACCAGATTCTTTGAGACTCATCCAGTATGCCTGTTCTTGTTCTGCAACCTGGTTGTCCCAATCTTCTGGATACACTATCTTCCAGTATCCTCTTTCATCACCTTGCTTAATAAGTTCTAACACCGCGGCTTCGATAGCCGACCTAACCGCAAATGTTACACTTTCGTTTTGTGTCATTCCGCTCTCAAGTTCGAGGAGTTTAGTATCCATATCTAAAAATCTAAATACATCTCCTGCTTGACCTGAACTTAAAACGGTCTTCTGTGTTTGGACATTGAGTATTACTTCGCCTGTGAGTGTGCTTACAGCACGAAGTGATATTACTATACTGTCCCTTCGATATTGGTTTGTTGTACCAATACCCAAATATCTTGCCCCTGTACCTCCTGTTTCAATATTAGTGTCGTATCCTATAACACCACCTTCTAATATCATTCCAGCAAATAACATTGGCTGTAGTTCTTGAAACTCATCTAATCCTGCCTGTTTGGCTGACTCTGAACGAGTTGCTCTTACTATTTGCCTTTCTCTAACTAAGTTATCTAAACCTAGTCCTCTTTCAACTACTCTAAACCAAGTTCCTTTTGGATTCTCTCCTGAACCTGCCGCCTTTAGAGCGTCTACTAATAAACTTTTTGCGTCTTGCGTAACTGCTGTACTAAAACTAGCAACTCCGTCTTGACTTTTTCTTTGTCCTGTTCCATCACCAAATGAGTATATGGCAACCACAGGCATTGTTTCTGCCGGTGGCAGATATCTTAATTTTCTATATGTGGGTAATTCTACTTTTTGTGGTTCTTCTACACATTCAAGAAAGTCAGTTTGGCACATCTCATCGCCCGGAATAGCGATACTGGCACAACCACTTAAATATAAAACACCTATTAGTGCTATTAAAATATTTTTAGTCAACTTATCCGCCTGCTATTTGTCCTATACCAATTGGTATTTCTATTGTTGTTATTGTTCCATCTGGATCAACGATAGTAAGTTGGATTACTTCTAATCCATCTGCGTTTGTAACTATTTGATATGAAACTGTATTGCCTTCGATATCAAATGCTCCACTGGTTGAACCTGTGCAACTTACTACTGTTGCTGGGTCGCAAAACATACTGTCTACGAGGCCCTTAGAAATTTGTGAATAAATTCTACTCTCCAAATTTCTAATAAATTTGTTTATTGTGCTGTTATCATCTTCTCTTTCAGCCGCCTTTAATGCCGCTTCTATATCTGATTTAATTTTATCACGTCTTGATTTTTCTTGGTTCTCAATAGTTAAATAATGAGCACCTGTTCCTTGTCCACTAAAACTAGGACTTTTAAATTTAAATTTAATTTCATCTGCAGATAAACTAAAACTAAAAATTGATAATAAGAATGCTATTGGTAATACTAATTTCATTTTTTCTTCCCTTCCTGTTTCTCTAGGGCCTCTTTTTGTTTGGCTTGTTCGAGAATTTTTTGTGTTGCTTTGTATTCTAAAACAACATTAACTTTTTGTTGTAGTCGTATCATATCTTGATCTAACATACGAGTTTTGTCTATGACTCTGATTAATGCAAAATGCATTTCTTCTAAAGCAGGGTCGATGTGTTCACCGATGAAATTCCAAATGAAATATATAAAGTAACCAAGTCCTACAGTCATTACAACTGGAAAACCAAATTCAGAAATTAATTGACCTACATCCATTAATCTCTCCTAGCATCAACTTTGCCGTCTTCGACAAAATTTTCTGCTCTTGCAATACGCTCGATGTCTGGTCTTAATTCCAAAGCACTTGAAACTAACAAATCAATTTTCATCATCTCATTACTCATTGTACTTGCTCGTGCTTCTAAACTTTTACAAAAAATTGTTAAAGTCTTAACTTGGTCAACGATACCTTCCATTATTTGTTTAATTACTAAAAAAATAAAAAATCCCATCGCTAAACTACCGGCAATGGGGGCACCTACCTCGGCTATCAATTTGAAGATATCTTCCATATTACTCTCGTTTGTGTTTTTCTGCTACTCTCTACATGTGTATTTATCAAAATTTAGTCAAAAAGAAAGGGCCTAAAAAGACCCTTTCTAAAGTTATGTAAACTTATTACATTAAGTTAATTAATGCTTCAATAATATGTTCACCTACATCAGTGTCTTCCATTGCTTTACCAAGTATTCTACCTGCTGGAGCATCGTTATCTACCTTTGCATGTCCTTTTACATCTGAACTTACAAGTAAGTCACCTTTGACTACAGGACCAACAACTTTAACAGGTACTCTACCTGCTAATGCTATTGCTGGATGGCTGTCGTTATCACCTGCATCAGCATTCATTAAATGTGCTGGATTTGTACTAACAACTCCTGCTACACTATGATGATCTGCTTCTTCACATGCTTTAACTTCTTTCTCACCACCAAAACATACCACAGTACCTGGCTCTAACACTTCATCTGAAGCATATCTTTCTGCCAAGTCGGCGTATTGAGCCGATGTTGCTGTTCCACTAAATGTGTTTGCGTACATAGTACCAAACTTAACACTACTTGAACCAATGTTGTATGTTCCTGAAGGACCAGTTGCTAAAATATTTCTAGCGGTAATGTCACCACTGAATGTACCACCTGGGAATGGATTACCTGAAGGACCAGTTGGACCTGTCGCACCCTGTGGACCTTGAGCACCTGTGGCACCCTTCTGTCCTTGTGGACCTTGAGCACCTTGTGGACCAGTTGGACCAGTTCCACCTTGAGCACCTACTTCACCTTTCTGTCCTTTAGCACCTTGAGGTCCAGTTGCACCCTGAGGTCCAGTTGCACCTTGAGGTCCTTGAGCACCTGTATCACCTTTCTGACCTTGTGGTCCAGTTGGTCCTTGAGCACCTGTATCGCCTTTGTTTCCTTGTGCTCCTTGTGGTCCAGTTGCACCAGTTGGGCCTGTGGCTCCTTGTGCACCTTGATCACCTTTCTGACCTTGTGGTCCTTGAGCACCTGTAGGTCCTACTTCACCTTTAAGTCCTGAACTTGAACCTACCCAGTTACCTGATGCATCAATGACCTGAGTCGAATCTGCATAGAAACCAGCGGCTGATAGGGCCGCATCTGCTGTCCATCTATCAGTAGTTTCATTCCATAAGAACTGTTTATTAGTTGAGTCACCCCTTTCAATTTCAATACCACTGTTTTCACTTGGTGCACCAGTAACGTCACTATTAAGTACAATAATGTTGTCACCTGTTGAAACTGTTGTAGAATTAACTGTAGTTGTTGTTCCATTAACTGTAAAGTTACCTGAAACTACAATGTCACTGCTAAATGTTTTAGCACCGCCAATTGTTTGTGAACCTGATGTTCTAACAACTGTACTATCAACATCTAAACTGTCAGCACTTGCTGTAAGACCGTCGCCACCAACTACATTGATAATACCTGAACTATATGTAAGACCAGCACCTGCTAATCCTGAGTCAGTTGCAAATGTTAATGTACCGCCATCATCATCATATGTTGCTGTAATACCATCGCCATCTACTACTAATGCATTAACTCTATCATCTACTCTTTCATTAGTAAAGTATAAGTTAGTTGAACCTTCTGCTAAATTGTCAGTGTTAAATGCACCCATATTAACTGCAATGTCGTCTGCATTAACAGTAATACCTGTGCCTGCACCAACATTTAATGTTCTGCTAGAAGCAATAGTACCACCGCCTGTTAAACCGGAACCTGCTAATATACTTACACTTGAGTGATCAATGTGTTCGTTTGCTACAAAGTTGTTTAAAGCATCATGGTCTATAGCACTATCATCAGTACTAATAGTACCACTTGATATGTTAATACCTGTACCACCACTAAAATGTGCTCTTGTTTCAGAAGCACTTGGGCCTGTATAAGTAATTACACCAGTTGTGCTGTTATATGCAAGTGATCCATCGCCGCCTGCATCTGTAACACTAACTGCACTTCTGGCTCTTGCATCTGTGTAATACAAATTGGTTGAACCTTCTGTGATTTCGTCTGTGTTATCTTTACCTGCTACTTGTGAATCAACGTATGCTTTAACTGATTGCTGTGAAGGAAGTCTAGTAGCACTATCTGATGACATGTCATCTTCGTCGATTAATGCCGCTGTAATCCTAGCATCTGCTCTTGCGTTAGTGAAATATAAGTTTGTCGAACCTTCACTTAAATCATCAGTGTCATGGTTAGCAATACTGCTAACAGTACCTGTAACTGCGCCAGTTAAATCACCTTCTAAAGTTCCTGCTTTGAATCTTTCATTACCGATAGACCATTCGCTTTCTGAAACGTCCCATACCAATGACTTGATTGATCCTGCAATATTGGCTTCAAAACCAGCATCTTGTGATGCTCCGTCACTGTTTACGCGGAAAATGTTATCAACAGTTTCAGTAGTAGTTGAATTAACAACTGTTTGTGTACCGTTAACTGTTAAGTTACCGCCAATAGTAACGTCAGATGCCAATTTAGCATCGATTCTTGCGTCTGCTCTTGCGTTTGTAAAGTATTGGTTTGAACCTTCTGACAAACTTCCTGTATCTGGTAATACAGCATTTACTCTAGCATCTGCTCTTGCATTTGTAAAGTATAAATTTGTTGATCCTTCTGATACGTCATCAGTGTCGCCACTTAATTCGCTCAATGCGTCTTTAGTTGCCACCTGAGCATCAACGTATGCCTTGGTTGCACCATCTTGTGCCTGTACTGGATCATCTAGGTTGTTAATACTGTTGCTGTTCATGTTGATGTTACCACCTTGTACAGTAGCACCACCACCTGCTGTGCTGATTGTTTTACCTGCGGCTAAAACTATGTCTGATTTCATTTGAATCTGACCGCCAGAAGTAATTTCAACGTCACCTGAACCGCTTGTTGTAATACTTAAATTTTGGTTAGTGTCTGCACTGACTGTGATTGTACCTGAATTATCAGATATAACTTGTTGTCCATTAACATATAATGATCCTGGACCTACAAATACGTCTTTCCACACATTACTTGCACTACCTAATTGGTATGTATTGTTTGCACTTGGTATTAAGTTTCCTGAAAATGCTTCGTGGTTTACAGATAATGAAACAGTACCTGTAGTACCGCCTCCACTTAAACCAGAACCTGCTGTAACACCTTCAATATCACCTGCGTCATTTGTAAAACTAATTACACCAGTACTACTGTCGTAACTTAAATCTCCGCCTGCACTAATTTTTCCTCTTATAACTGAATCAGCAATACCTAATGTACCTGATGTTGCAGTTAAGTTTGTTCCTGCCATTCCAGACGCCAAGTCTGCAATGCTTTCTTTCTTTGAACTGTTGTCTGTGGCATCAATAATTGCAATGCTGTCTGCACTTACATCTACTGTTGCCGCTGTTAGTTCGTTTAAGTCGAGTGCTAATGTAACATCTCCACTTGAGGCTCCGCCACTTAAACCGTCTCCTGCTGTAACACTCTCAATATCACCTGCTGATGTAGTATTAGTAATTGTCAATGTGCCATTGTCATCATCATATGCTAAACTAATACCTGCACCTGCTGTAAGTAAATTACCTACTGCATCTTCGATGTTTTCTTGGGTATTGATTTCTGAGTATTTTGCTAGTCTATGACCACCTGCTGTACTACCATCGTGTACGCGGATGGTATTATTAGTAGTATCGATCGTGATCTCACCTGCTAGACCTGTAAAGGAACTGTGTTCTGCGGCTGTACCTCTTCTTCTTTGAATCGCGTATGCCATTATTATATTCTCCTAAAATATTTTTAACGTTAATTATATTGGTTGCTGAAATGATGTATGTGTATGTTGCAACCTAGAAGATTTTGACTACTTTTTAATATGTATGCCCGAAATACATAAGTTAGCCAATAGGGGCAAGTACATGTATTTATCGTATATTATGATTTTTTTGGAGTTAGACTAAGATTTCAATTACACCAGGAGCGGCTTCTGTTTTAGTTTCCAATGCTCTACCAATAATTTGTAATGGACTTAGCGATTTAGGATCTGCGGCAACCATACCGTGTCCTTCTAAGTCACTTGCAATAATTATATCACCTTTCTTAACAACACCGCCTACTTTACATGGCACTCTGCCGCGTAATGCTATAGACACTACATGCTCACTATCCAGTTCTGCATTCATTAAGTATGCTGGATTTGTACTTACTACACCAACTACTGCATGACTTCCTGCTTCATTTACTGCTGTTACTTCTGCTTTACCGCCTATTACAACAACTGTACCTGGTTCATAACTAGCATCTGCTTTATAGTTTTCTGCCAAGTCAGCATATTGAGCCGAGGTTGCTGTACCACTAAATGTGTTTGCGTACATTGTACCAAATTTAACACTACTTGAACCAATATTATATGTACCACTTGGTCCTGTTGCTACAATGTTTCTTGTGGTTATGTCACCACTGAATGTACCACCTGGGAATGGATTACCCGATGGTCCTGTTGGTCCAGTTGCACCAGTTGGGCCTGTACCACCAGTTGCACCTTTTTGTCCTTTATCGCCTTGTAAACCTTGTGGACCAGTTGGACCAGTTCCACCTTGAGCACCTAATTCTCCTTTTTGTCCTTTATCGCCTTGGCCACCTTGGGCACCTTGAGCACCTTGTAAACCTTGAGGTCCTACTTCACCTTTCTGTCCTTTTGCACCTGTTGGACCAGTAGCACCCTGAGGTCCTGTTGCACCAGTTGGGCCTGTGGCTCCAGTTGCACCTTGAGGTCCTGTTGCTCCTTGTGTTCCTTGTGTTCCTTGTGGTCCAAGATCACCTTTTTGTCCTTTATCTCCAGTAGCACCGGTTGGTCCTTGAGCACCTACTTCACCTTTCTGTCCTTTTGCACCTTGTGGGCCTGTGGCTCCAGTTGGTCCAGTAGCACCTTGAGGTCCTGTTGCTCCTTGAGGTCCTTGAGCACCTGTATCACCTTTTTGTCCTTTATCACCTGTTGGTCCAGTTGGGCCGCTGTCTGCAGGTACCCAGTCATAGTCTGAACCATTCCAACTCAATACTTCAGATGAGTTTGCTGAACCAGTGTTAAGATGTGTATCTACTCTGGCATTGGTATAATATAAATTTGTACCTTCACTTAAATCTGATGTGCTTCTAGTACTTAATGCACCTGCTTGTAATTTACCACTTGCATCAAATAATACTGTTGAACCAGGGCCTACAATACTGTTATTAAATGTTGCACTTGCACTAAATGTTTTAGCACCGCCAACTGTTTGTGACCCACTAGTTCTAACAACTGTGCTGTCTACTGCAATATCGTCTGCATTTACTGTAATACCGTCACCGCTACCAACGTTTAATGTAACAGCACCACTTGTACCACCACCTGTTAAACCGTTTCCAGCACCTACGCTCTCAATGTCGCCTGCATCGTTTGTGAAACTGATTTCACCTGTTGAACTATTATAACTTAAATCGCCACTTACACTGATAGCCGCTCTGGCTCTTGCATCTGTGTAATATAAATTTGTTGAACCTTCTGATACGTCATCAGTGTCGCCGCTCCAACTAATAACACCTGTGCCGTTATTATACGATATTGGCGCACTAGCACTGATTAATGCTCTAGTTGTTGCATCACTTGGTGCGTCAATTGTTAGTTGAGATCCAGTGATAGAAGTTGTTATGTTAGTACCGCCTGCTATTGTAAAGGTATCTGTGTTTGTGGTTGCTGTATAAGATGTAGAATCTGCATTTATTGTTTTGATAATATTCTGACTGCTACCTAGATCTGAATTTGTAACAGTGATAACGTTTGCTGATTGTGATACAGTAACACCAGTACCTCCTGCAATTTTTCTAAAATTATGATATGTTGTTGCACCTGCTGTTCTAGAACCACCGTATACTGATTCTCCACTTGCCGCTACTGATTCAATTGAGCCTGATATGCCTCTGTTTGTTAATGGATATTCTGTGCCATTTATAATACCGTATATTTCGCTATCTCTAGCAAAAATTACACTATCAGGTGTGTCGCCATCACCAAATACATTTGTACTTGTTTGCGAATCATCGTCTGCACCTGTGGCATATTGAGTTGCATTAGTAATGTCTTTTAATAATAAATGATTAACACCTATACCACCGTTTTCAGTGGTTGTTAATAGTGTTGCATTTGTAGATGCATTAGCATCATTTAATTGATCTCTAACTACAAATCCTGAATTAGATAATGTGTTGCCTTTTGCAATATCAATAAAAACAATCTCTTCTGCTTCAACTCTTAATATTCCTGAGCCGGCTCTAATAGAAGTTTTAAAATTTGTTCCTGTATCAAAGAATATATCACCGCCTGTGTCAAACTCAATATCATTTTCTTTGTATATACTGCTACCGATTGTTAATGTACCGCCGCTGTTTATAACAGGACTTACACTGGAATCAAATGTTAATTGTGATTCTACTGTTTGTGCGACACCTGTTCTTCTAAGTACGGTTGAATCTACTTGAATACTATCTGCATTAACTGTGATACCACCACCGCCTGCTCCAACAATATCAAATGTTCTATCTGAATTTAAATCACCGCCACCTGTTAGACCGTTACCTGCTGTTAAATTTCTTGTTAGTGGTGCCTTTGTGGCAATTGAATTTGTTAATGTTGTATTAAGTGCGGCATCGTTACCTAATGCTGTTGCAATTTCATTTAATGTATCTAGTGTTGCTGGTGCACCACCTTGTAAGTTTGCAATAGCCGTTTCTACATAGGCTGTTGTGGCTACTTTTGTACTATTATCACTTGCACTTTGAGTAGTTGCAGTTGTACTTGCGGTACCTGTTAAATCCACAGTACCTGTAAATGTTTTTGCGCCACCTATAGTTTGAATGCCGACAGTTCTAACAACTGTGGTGTCAACAGCAATATCACCTGCGGTGTAGTCAATACCATCACCGCCAGTTAATTCTGCATCTATTCTTGTACCAACTGCACTATTAAAATCTGTAATTTGTGAACTTGGTATTGCTATGCTTACATCTGCCGCCGTTGTTAATTGTCCTTGTGCGTTCACAGTATAAGTCGGTATTGCTGTAGCACTACCATAACTTCCTGCACTAACGGCTGTGTTAGTGATGCTTACTGTACCAGAACTTGTAATAGGATTCGGTGACGTTGTTATGCCTGTGCCACCTGTTACACTTACTAGTGTACCTGGTGCAAAATTAGTAACGTATGCTGTTGTGGCTACTTTTGTACTATTATCTGCACTTGCTAACGTTGGTGCTGTTAATTCGGTACTAAAATCTGTTGCTTGAGTAATTTGTGAAGGTAAACTAAATGTACCATTACTGCTATTATAATCTATTTCACCTGATGTACCGGCAAATAATGCTCTTACTTCTGTGTCAAAATCTGTAACTTGCGTATGCGGTATTGCTATTGCTGTTGTTGATGCACTTGTTATTCTACCTTGCTGATCAACTGTGAATGTGCCTACACCTGTTGCACTTCCGTATGTATTAGGAGTAACTGCTGTGTTGTCTAAATTAAAAACAAGTGTGTTAGCAACATCGTTATAAACTGCTGTTATGCCTGTACCACCGGAAGCCATTGCGCCAACTCTGTCGTCGACTGCTTCTGAAAAATCTGTTATCTGAGAGGCCGGTATTGCTATGTTTACATCAGCGGCCGCTGTTAATTGTCCTTGTGCATTTACAGTGAATGTTGGTATTGCTGTAGCACTACCATAACTTGCGGCTGTTACCGCTGTATTTGTAATGTTGTATACGCCAGCACTATATGTTAAGCCTGTACTTGCTGAAAAATGTGCTTGTACTTCTGCGGCACTTGGACCGGTGTATGTTAATGTATTACCAGAGTATGCAACACTTCCGTCGCCACCAGCATCTACAACATTTAATACTCCTGTGATAGGTGCTGACGTTGTTAATGCAGTACCGTCCCAAGTTATTGTTGCATTTGCAGTTGTTTGACTTAATTGTAAGGTTGCTGTTGCACCAGTTCTATCATAGTTGACAATTATGCTGTCATCTGCAACTCTGAGTTGATCTGCTCTTTCACTGATTGATTGGGCATTAAATATTATATTACCCGGTGATCTAAATATACCTTTTTTGTCTGCCATTAATTACTCCAATTGCAACATTGCTTTAACATATTTATCAGATTATGGCATTTTTTTAGGATACAAAAAAAAGCACCTTCCGAAGAAGGTGCTTAATTCGTTTAAGTAAAACTAATACTTACTTGAATGAGACGTTTGAAAGTCCAATTTCACCTAAGTAGTCAGCCGCGTTACCCAATGAACTTGCTGTGTTAGTAAGTTCTAAGTAACCGTATCTTGTCATAAATGACACTACTGGTTCAAATGTGCTTGGATCCATAACTGGACCTGTGCTCATTAATGGAATGTAAGGACAGTAGAATGCTGGAGCATCTGTTTCAGATGAACCTTTATATCCTACTAGTACTGCTGTTCCATCAGCCGCATAGTTGTCAACAAATACTTTAACAGTACCGTTTAATGTACCAACAAACTTAGAGTTTGTAGGAGCATCAAAAGGACCTTCTGTACTTCTAACAAATGTTGAAGTTGTTGCAGATTGTAGTATTGTTAAAGCCTGTGGACTTACAACAACATAGTTACCTGCGCCTCTTCTTGTTCTAGCGGCAATCAAGTTTGCAACTCTGTTGATAAGAATTGCCAAGATTGCGTGTCTTTCACCGATATATGTTTGAGTACCTGTGATTCCTGAGTTGAAGTCTAAAGTGTCAACTGTAGGAGCAAGTGCTCTTAATTTTGCTAACATCTCTTGGTCGATTTCAACTGCAATTTCTTGTGCTAATGCCTGCATAATTTCTGCTTCAACATCTACACCGTGCATTGCGTTGGCGTCTTGAGCACTTTCAAAAGTCCATCTTGCTGATAGACGTCTTGTTTTTGCTTCGACTGTTTGCTTGAGGATTTGAATAGACATTTTGCTACCCGCTGTTCCTTCACTTGCCGCAGTTGCATCAGGTGTTCCTGAATATGCTGTTGCTAATGCGAAAGGACTTAAAGCCTCTTGTCCTGCTGTTACTGAGTCTTTAGACTCTGCGTATCTTACCCTTAATGTGTGGATTTGTCCTACTGGTCCACTCATTGGTTGCACACCAAGTAATTCGTTGGCGATCAAAGAAGGCATAACCCTTCTAATCAATGGTAGCATAACTTTGTTAAGTGATGCAACGTTTCCTGCCATTGTTGACCCTGCTGTCGCTGATTCTTGTAATTGAGTTTTTGCGTTTTCTAAAATTACGTCCATTGTAGACTTTTTAGATCCCTGTAAACCCTCAAGAAGAGCGTCCTTGGTTGCGGACCAATTTGATTCAAATAATGCTTCTGCCATTATAATCTCCTAATATTTAAGTCCGGCTAGTTTTCTGATTTCGTCAAGTTCGACTACGTCAACTTCATTGGTGGAGCCGGTTTGTCCGTCCAACGATCTATTACCAGTGTGTTCTGTCTTCACTGATTCATTAATAACTTCTTTCTTAGTTCTTACAGAACCTTCTTCGTTCATAACACTTGGAAGGTACTTGTTAAATGATTCTTCAAGTTTCTCTGTTTTTACTGATTCTAGAAGTTCTGTCATTAATTCTTTTTTGCTACTACTTAAAGGTGCAATTAAGTCACTAATAACATTGTTTCTGTTGTATCTATCTTCTGCTATACGCAATTTAGATTCAACTAATTTCTTTTGCTCTGAACTATTTTCTGCTTTAGCCTGTGCTTCTGAGATTTTAGATTTTAATCCAGTAATCTTAGATTTAAGTTTTCTGACTTCTGTATTTTCATTTAAATACGAAGTAGCATACTCACCAGCCATTGCTTCAAATATTCTTCTGCCAAATTCATTTTCTCGAGCCTTAGTAATATCTTCTTTAAATTGCGATACTTCGCTTTTTAAAGCAGATGAAATAGTTGATTCAACTTTTTCTGCGGCTCTTCTAATAAATTGTTTTTTAGCATCCGCAAGTTGCTCTCTTCCTTCGCGAACTAACTGAACTTTTTTCTCTGCTAGTTCTCGCTTATCTGAGTGGAACTCACGAATTTCATCAGCAACTGCTTCAAGTACAAAGTTTTCAAGTTTAGCAAAGTTATCACTTTGTGCATTTCTATCTTCTTTTAATTCCTTGATTTCGTTGGCTAATGTTTCTGAAACGAATTTATTTAACAGTTCGGTATGTGAACCAACTGCTTTTTTATAATTAACTCTTTCAGCAATAGTTGCCTTCTTATCTTCTGCAAGTTCTTTCAATTCTTCTTCTAAATTTTGAGTAATAAACTTGTCCATTGCTTCTACAACTTGACTTTTGTCATGTTCGAATCTCTGTGCAAATTCTTCTCTCAATTCAGCAGTAATTTCGTCTCTTGCTTCAGCAAGGCGTGTTTCCCATGCTTCTTGTATATTGATTCTTGTCTCTTCAGACAAGTCACCATTTTCAAGAAGTTCTACGAATGTATCCGCCATGTGCTTTCTCCTATTTGAGTTCCAATTCACGTATGAAATTTTCAATCATACGCGATAGGTGTTTTTGTGCGTTTCTGTCACTTTGTTTTATTTCTCTAGCGGCTTCAAATATCTGAGCGCCGCCTCTCATATTAAATAAACTTTCATAAATGGCTTTAGGGTAGGCATCTGGGGCACTTGGTTGTGCTACGATGTCAACAGTTACTATATCAAAATCGCTTACCCTACCGCTTTCATTTACGTTGCCACTGCCTCGACTACTAACGCCTAATTTGGCGCCACCTTTAAGTAATGCTTCGGCAATCTTACCCATTGGAGTATCCAATATTTTAAGTTTACCGAATCCATCTGCTCCGTCGACCCGCATGTCTGTTATCATGTGGCTAACTCTATCTAAATTTATTTGTAATTCTGTTGGATGATCTAATTCACCAAGAACAGTTTCACCAGATTTAATTCTACCACCAATTGATTCTACAGCCGTCTGTATTTCTTCTTTGGGATATACTCTTCCATTCTGGTTTTTGACTTCGCCTTGTATAAACAGTCCGCTCATATGCATAATTTTACCATCATTAGATGATTCAACTACAATATTTGCTTTATCTGGACTATAATACTCGAATAACTGTCTTGACATTATGTCTCCTTAATTACTTAACTTTTCCTGCTATAGGACTCTCTGATTTCTCAGCATTTACTTTTGCTGGGGAAACAGATGCTGGTTTTTCGCCAATGTTATCGCTTACTGGATTGTCTTTGGCTGAATCACCTTTTTTACCTTCTGCACCGTCTTTACCAAAAAGTTCTTTTTCGTCTGTTCCGAAATTTTCTTTCTTTGGAAACTTAGGTGATGCATCGTGGTCTGCACTTGAGTCATTTTTAGCAGATTGATTTTTACTGAAGTTAGTTGCTTCTTCTAGTTCTTCTTCAACTTCTTCATCTAAGTCAATTTCTTCTTCAAAAGATTCCATTTCCATATCGTCTGCTAATTCGTCCTCAGCATCTTCAATTTCTTCTTCGCCTTCGTCATCTGACATTAACTTTTCGAATTCTGCTTTTAGTTCATCTAGTTGTGCTTCTAAATCGTCAACTCTGTCTTCGACTTCTTCTTCAGACTCTTCTTCACCATCAATTTCCATTTCTGGTTCCATTTCGTCTTCGATTTCGTCTTCTTCTTCGTTAACACCTGATTCATCTGCATGAACGTCTGCTTCTACTTCATCGTAGAAGTCTTCACTTGGTGAACCTGCAACTGTTTCTTCAACAGCCTCTTCTTCAGACTCTTCAGCCTCTTCGACTGCTTCGTCTTCAGATTCAGATTCTTCTTCAACAACTTCGTTGTCGATTGCTTCTTCTAGAGCATCTTTATCTAAGAGATCTTCATAAATCTCTCTGGACTTCTCTACCATAAAACTGTGTAACAGGTCTTTGGCCTGAGCATCGTCCTCTGCTAAAAGATGTTCCAGTACTTGTTCTAAAACACTTTTATTATCTGACATCGTAATTTCTCCTTTAAACTCAGGCTATACCTGATATATCGTAATTGTATTTAATAGTAATGTAGTGTTTTATGTAAAAAACGGTGTTTTTTTGAGGTATTTTAGTTATAACAAGTTATAAAGACCTGTTATTTACTACCTCTATGATGTGATCTGCATACTTTCTATGTGCGTATGGTGAGTTATGATTGCTTACTGGGTAATGTGTAGTTTCGTTTCCTTGCTCGTCTAAGTGTTTAGGATTAAACTGAGCATAGTACCCAGCACCATTTTGTAACAAGTATTTATCAGGAACGAAGTCCCAATTAAAACTGCCTATTTGGTGATGGTCTTCTATCAAACCCGTTTTATCAAATTCGCTAAATTCGAAGGTATTTGGGGAGAATAAAAACGGCACATTATGATTTAATATACTCAGTAAACCACTTTGCAACACATAGTAATCATTGTGTGCTTTTATGTTTTCATCAAACACATAGTATGCATAGTCCTTTAGTGCATTTACTCTGTCTTCATCAATGTCTTGATAACGTCTTGCTTCTTGACTTATAACTGTGTAAATGCTGTCGCACCAAATTTGAGGATCATATGTTTTGCCATAGTTTATATGGTGCTCGTGATCAAAGTGATCCCAGTCAAACTCGCCAAAGCAAATTTGATCATATGCTTTGTTATGATCGTAAGTGTTATCTAGTTCTTTGAGTATTTCAAATCTGTTTACACCAGTTGCATTAATGATCATTAAATCTGGTTGTAAGTGTTTTAGTGCATAGTCAATCTGTGTACGAATACCAAAGTTACTCATACCGCATCGTGCTAAGTTGATGTAATTGTAGCCTAGGTGTTTTGCTACTAGATAACCGAATTCAAAATTGGGATATAGTGGATCGCGGCAACTCCAACTGCAACCGCAAACTACAAGGGTCTTCATTAAATTATATTAAGCCGCCTGCTCCGCCACCATCAACTGGTTTGGCATACATCACTGAAGCAAGTTTTTTATGACTTTCTGCTTCTGCTTTTTTGAGTTCTCTGATCTTTCTCAATTTGCCAAGTTCTTCCAAACTAAGCATCTTTTTTCTAGTATCAGTTTTATGCCTTTGATTAATAGTGTCTTTGGCTGGTTCGTAAAATTCGTTTAGTTTCATATTATATTCCTGGGTTTCCGCTTTCGTCTCCAAGTTCTCCTAATGTGTCTAGTCCACTAGTGCCATCGCCAGCATCAACTGGTCCCATGTCTATTGGTGCAGTAGTAACATCACTACCTGATTGCGGTCTTACACCTACTTGACGTAAGTCTGCTGATGTTGTATCATCTACAGCATCAACATCAAATGCGTTTTCTTCTGCCCACAGTAATTCGTTTCTTCTGATTTCGTCTTCGCTTAATCCTAAGTACTTAGCAAGTTTGAACTGTGTAGACAAGTAAGGTATGCCTTCTAGTGTACCAAACAGTTGTGTTCTTGCTTGATCTAATTCTAGTTCTCTATAAGAACTGAAGTTCTGTGGTTCGCCAAATGTTATATCAAATAAACTGTTGTCTACTTCAACACCACTTGCTTTTAAATAAATTTTGAATTCATCATTGAGACTTTTGATTATCTGTCTTTGCAGTCTTTCACAGTATTTGGCAAATCTATATTCCTGTATGTATGCAACACCCACCTTACCATCATTGTAAGGTGCTGACCCATCGTCTGGTCCTGTTGGCAAGTAACTGCTAGGTATACGCAAACCTCTAATCAGTTTGTTGTTGAAAAACTTGAGGTCATCAATTTCTCCTAAGTTACTACCACCTGGTAGTGTGTCAACTTTACTGCCTCTACCATCTGCCGTTTGTGCAAAGAAGTAGTCTTCTAACATACTCATTGGATTGTAACTGCTGTCTGCTATATTTTGACCACTTTGTGACTTGTTAGGTATACGTTTTTGTTGTACTTCATACTTAACACGTTCTAAGTATTGTTGTGCTTTATGAGGAGGCATGTTGCCCACGTCAATAAAGAACACACGTCTTTCAGGTGCTCTGTGTACACGATAGATAATAATTGCATCTTCTAATAATTCTTTTTGTTTGTAAACTTTGAAAATAGGATCTAGTATGCTGTTACCAAAAGGCCAAGTTGTTTCCATGCCTTCGCTCATGCTGATGTGTAATACATGCTGAGCATCAACTGGCATAGCATTATTGGCATCCGGGCCATAACCTGAACTACTGCTTTTGAAACCTGCACTTGATTGTGGGTTGGTGTAGTCACTCATGATTGCACCTGAACCATATGGTCTATCCTGATTAGGTGACACACTGGTTGCCGCTAAATCTTTTAAATGTAGATCTAGATTTTTAATAAAGTATTGTTCAATCTTTTTACCATTGCTTTCGTTAACTAGCACTTTTTCAACTTGATAAGGATCTACCCAATATAATTTTTTAGTTTCTGGATCTCTAATAAAAAGTTGGTCTCCGTATTTAAGTGTGCTACGGAATATTTTAAAAATACGTCTTGGCAGTTCGTTGAGTTTGCACCATTTTTGTAATCCTTGTTGTATAACTTTGATTTCTGGATTACTTGGAGTATCATTATACTCAATTTTAAATGGTAATTTTGTATCTTCTTCTTGCGTACAAAATTCTGCTATAATATCTAATGCGGCGTTGATTTCTAAATCTCTATCCATTGCATCATACTGATAATATCGCATGACCCTATCAGGTGATCCGCTGTAAACTTCTGGTAGCCAACTGCTGTATCTACTGGCATACATATCTGCCTTTCCGTCAGTTCCTCTAACACCTGACGGTAAACCGCTGTTTTCTACCGGATTAAAAAATTTTTTCCAACTCATATAATATCTCTAATGTGTTATAATACTATATTTATCTCTTGATGTCAATCGAGTTAATTGTTATGGCTGGGGTATATGAAGGTTAGCCGCCGGAAGAGGCGTCTGCTCCGTCTTGTTTAACATACTTGGAAAGTTCGTTAGTTAAATCACTAACTTTCTCTACTAGTTCTTTTGTTTGATTGATGTATTCTTTGTCTGCCGCATTGAGATTTGGATATCTCCTTTCCATTGTTTCCAGCATTGTGGATAATGAAGTTGTTTCACCCAGTGTTAGACCATCGACTATTTTATCAACGAGTGCTTTATTTAATACTTCCATATCAGCAAGTGCATTACTGTCTTTACTAAAATACTTAGATCTATTTTTACCAACACTATTGAAAACATACGCACCATCAATTCCGTCTTCTCCTCCAACAACTTTGGATAATGGACTACTACCAATTGTTTCTTGAATTAATGCATTTAATTCATTTCCCATTATAAATTGTCCAGGATTGAATCCTTGCATTGCACTGATATTTTGTGATGATCTTGCAAATTGCTCTATTCGATATCGGTCTGCGGCACTATTACTTCTTTCACCGATAGACGCACCATCGATAACTATATCATCCATAATCACGTCCAGACTGAGGCCTTTCCCAAGTTTTTCAAGATATTTAGCACCATTTATCTTAATGTTGTTAGCATCTGCGTTTTCTAAAAATGCGGCATAACTATTATAGGCTTGCTCGTTTATAGATACAGCCTGTTCATATCTTTGTTGCATCATTTCTTGCATTCTTTCTGCTCTTGCTTTATCTTTTTCAGATAAATCACTTTTCATTACTGTTCTGCCTTTTTTATTATCGAAATCAAACAATCTAAAGAGGTCGTCTTCAAAATCTGTATCTATATCGTACAAAGAACCGGTAATAGCATCTATTAAACCTGGGTAGTCTTTTCCAAAGGTTGCTAATATTTCATCTGAACCCGAGGTAATGTCCTTGAACATCGTCGATGTATCTCTGCCGGCTCTTCTAGATAAGTTTTGACCAATTCCTGTTGTCTCGTAAGCACCTCTTACTTTGCTTGTGATCATTTGATTTGTTAATACATTTGCTTCACTACCGAAGAAGCCTTCGGTATAACGACCTGCCTGTTGATTGTACTGACCAGCACTTATTTTTCCACTGATAAGTTGGCGAGCATAAATTTCACCAACCTTGTCACTGAAAAGCATTCCCTTGGTTGCCTTGTTTATGGAAATTGCCATGTCGTCCATTAAATCGCCAAAAAATCTACCTATAGTTTTAGCCAATGTGTTATTTGCTAATTCTTTGTTAAGGTCATTGCCTATTGATATGGCAAAATCTGATATGTTGTCTACAAATGCAGTTCTGGCTTCTTCAAGTTTTTTTTCAAATACTTCTTTGCTATCGCCTTGTTGACCTCCAAACATTACATTCATGTATTCTGTGAAGTTTTCAAAAGCCTTGTATATCCCGGTTTCTCTACCAAACACATTGCCGACCAATTCTGTTATTCCGTTAGATAATGATACTACACTATCATTAAAGTCATATGTATTGTCAGACATTTTATCAAAACCAAGTGCTGTCATTAACACAGTTTTTCCAAAATCACCTATGGTTGCTGTGCCCTGATTAACAATAAATCCTAATTTATTAAATGTACTCAGCATACTAAATCTTGAGGTGTCTAATGCTTCGTCAAATTTTGCAAGTTGTTCGCCACTTAACTTTGCAATGTTTTTGGCCAAGTTTTGTATACCCGCCGCACCATCTACGCCGGCTGTGAATAATGATGATGAATATGCAAGTTCATCTGCGGATAGGTTTCTGAGTAGTAGTGCAAGTTCTCTGCCTGCACGTTTTGGCAGTTGACCTGTTGTCTGAAAATCATTTGCCAATCGTTCTACGCTTTCATATAAACCAGGGAATGCTGTTATAAGATTCATTGTTTCAGCGGAAAGACCCGCAGAACCTTTGGATATTGCTTCAAATAATGGATTTGTCAAATCTTCTAATCCAGCCGCTTTTAATTCTGCTGATATTATTCTAGTTGAATCAGCAATGGCTTCACCATTAGCACCTAACTTAATACCTGTTGCTCTCATCTGATCTACATAATCTTCTTGAACCTCAGCACCATCTCTAAGTTCTTGTTCAGACATACCGGCGGCTTGAGCAAATCGCCTAATCATTCTGACACTTTCTGTGAAACTGCTTTGTAGGTTGTTACCCTGATTCTGAATCACCATACCAAACCTACGTCTATATTCTAATTCAGCCATCATAGAACCTAACGCATCTTCCGCCGTAAATCCTAATTCTAATAATCCACCACTTGCAATTAAACTTTTAGAATACAAGTCTCCAAAACCTTTAGCAGTTAGTGTTCTCATTATCTTACTGTTACTTCGAGCAAATTCTCCAAATTCCTCAAGGCTCATTCCTGCTAAATTGGCCGCCCTGGCTACATTTTCCACAGGATGTGTTAAACCAACTATTCCGCCTGTGCCTGCGGATAACGCCTGATTATAAAATTTAAACACATCTAAAAACTCATTTTTAATGTAATTAGCGGCAGTAAGTATTGCGGAACCCAATACGCCGGCAGTGGCCTTAAGTGCATCAAAGGCAAAGCCTAACGCAAATCCAGCCTTAGAACCCATGCCTGCCATACTCATTAATCCGGTTGAACTGTTGTTCAAATTGTTTAAGATTTTATCTAGATTTTTATCGTTTTCAGTCATGTTTTTATTCAACTTGTTAAGTTGACTGATACCGTCTGACTGTAGATCCTGTAAATGTTTTAATCCTTTATCTATTGTTTGAGTAGACCCTTTGTCTCTTCTGGTTTGTTTTTTGTCAATGTCTTTGAAAGTTTTCTGCAGAGTTTCAATTTCTTTTTTTACTGCTTTTTGATTCTTGTCATCTAGTTTACCGCCTCTTGCTAATATTTCAAGGATTGTTCTGGTTTTGGTTGTTTCTTTGGCCATGCCTTTCAGCACATTCTCAACACTGACTTGACCAGCCGCAGTGGCCCATGCAGGTATGTTGTTTATAGTACTCTGACCTTCTGGACCGTTAATTATAATGTCTGCCATTTCAATTCCTGTAATATACGCATTTTATGATCGATAAATAACACTAACAAATTTAGTGATGCTTCGATAGTTAATATTTATCGTTTTTATTAAAACATCACATATTGGAGATATTATGACACAAAACACAAGTCCATTAGCAGATTTCTATAGAAATCCCAAGTTATATGTTTCATTGCCCAGCGGTACTGATTATTATAGTGCAGATGTAGTTGATATGCCTGAAGTAGGCGAACTGCCTGTGTATCCTATGACAGCAAAAGATGATTTGCTAACAAAAAACCCAGATGCATTATTAAATGGCGATGCAGTAATTAAGTTAGTAAAAAGTTGTGTGCCCAATGTAAAAAAACCTGCAGAACTATTAGCACCGGACATGGAAACAATTCTTATTGCTATACGTCAAGCAAGTAGCAAAGAAAAATACATGGAAATTGTGAGAACCTGTCCAGAATGCCAAGCAGAAAACAATTACAGTTTAGATTTAAGTTTGGTAATTCAAAGTGCAGAAGAAGTTATTGCACGACAGGACGTTAATCTATCAAACGGGTTAATAGCAAATATTTCACCAACAAACTATATTCACACAGTTCAAAGTGCTAAAACCATTATAGAACAAAACAGAAACTTTAGAAACGTTGATGTCAATGACAGCGACGAGCAATTAAGGTCACTGGGACAAGCAATGGAACGTTTAAGTGAAATGAACTATCGTGTAATATTGGAATCTATCAATCATATATCAATACCAGACGGCGAAACAGTTTCCGACCCTGTAATGATTTCAGAATTCTTAGAAAATGTTGATAAAGAAATTGGTATGGAATTAAATGATGCAGTAAGCAAAATAAACAATGGCGGTGTTGTAAAAGAAGCACCAATGTTGTGTAATGAATGCAATCACGAATATACCACATCCATAAACTATGATCCAGTCGGTTTTTTCTTGAATTCCTAGGCAGAGCAGAACCTGAGCAAATTAGGGACTACCTAGGAACGTTAGAAGAGGACAGAAACAGCATAACCAAATCGATTGCTGACTTTGTTATCTATACTGAAGGTTCTATCCCTTGGGAAACAGCATGGAATATTGCTCTTACTGATCAAACTGTATTATTAGAATCATTTACTACTCTAATGGATGCCAAGTCTGGCAAGAAATCCAAAGATGTTATGACACAGGAAATGATACCTGATAGTGCACCTGAATTGCCATCAGAGGAATAAGTCGGTACTGTTGTTGCCTTTTAATTGCTCCACGTGGTTAACACCGTCATGGTGTTCGTCAATCAAATGCTCTAAGTCAAGTTGTTCTAACTGATCTACTATAGATTCAATTTCATCTGAAAGATAACAAAACTCTGAAACACAATTAATCACATTGCCTGGTACTACACTTGCTTGTAATTTATATTTGGTGCGATCAAACATTGGTATTTGTTCATTGTGTTTTAAATGCAGTAATGCATGATTGATGTTTCTGTGCATTACAAGACGCATAGCATCGAGTTCTTGTGCCGCTATACCAATGAACCCATGATGTGTGTTGTGTTGCATAGCGACGTTTATAATGCGTTGTAGGCCCCCTAAGTGACTGCACACTAACACTCTGTTATACAATTGAAACCAACTTAATCTTAATATGTAATTATCATGCTGTGGGTCTAGGAGGTCGCGGAAAGATACAGAGTGCTCCGGCTTAAAATTTTCATAGTTTCTGTCCAACATATAACTGCCGGCATCTTCTCTTATCACCCAGTCAGCATACTCAGGTGCTTCGCTGTTTGTTTTAACTATGATTTCATCCGGGGAATCCTTGTATACCAGGTCTGCTGTTTGCTCCGAAAATTGTTGTATAAGAAAAGGCATACTACCTATCTTTGCAAACTCATGTGCAACTGTTACATCATGCTCTGCTATAGCCAATACACATTCTAAAAAGTCTTGTGGGTGTCCTGATAAACCGTTGTATTTTTTATCCAGTAAAAGTTTGAACAATCCTAAGTTTCTAAAAGTCATGAGATTGTCAATAAAACTATTATTGTTTAAGTTATCACATGCTTCAAGAAATTCATGCTTTATGTGTAACCAATTATCTTCTACTGGTATCATGTTAATATTTATGTGTTAATGTTTATAGACACTTCGTGTCTTTGCCAACTGCAAACTTCATTCACTTCGTTCATTTCAGTTTTTGTTTGCAATTTTTTTAATAAAGAAGTTATCATGTATGTTGAGTCATAATTCACCTACTACAGGTGAATCAATGAGGTGTCATCATGTGATGCATCGTCATCTCTAACCCAGGTGCTATAAAGAGGTGGTGAGCCTTATCCCCTCATACACTACTGTCACGAATCTCACGGAAACCAATATAACCTGGTAGAGTTCAGTTATATTGACTGCAGGTTGCTTTTCTCAGAGCCTGATCATTTAATACTGTTTGTCGTTTGTCTGTATTTCATTTAACGCCATACATTCCAGAATCTCGCACCGGGTGTTTCCATTGCCGGATTGTCAAAGAAATCGATATTAATAGCCTCGATGGGGTGGTGTATGGACCTATGTGTGCCTGTATTATGCCCTGGTATGATTGTGTTCTAACTTTCGTTTTAACACTCCTACTTATAAGGTCTTTAAGGCCTCTTTGAGGATTTTTGAACCACCTACTCTGACGTTGATAATTCCGTTATAATAGTCGTCAGTTTCAAGTACTCGCCTCTCGAATTGCTCTCGGGCTTCTATGTAACTTGCTACTCCTCGGCTAGGGCAATAGTACAATATTTCTCTACGAAATTTGTCTTCTCCTAGCTCTAATACATCTGCATTAAGATGATCACTACTACCCCAATAAGTACGCCAGTCACTTTCTTTGTAACCACGTCTTTTATTCTTTCTGCCTTTTAATGGGGGTTTGGTTGTTTTGAACTTGGCAAGTTTTTTGCCAACATATTTCATATTGTTAGTTAGGTTTGTGATCAGATATACAAATGCTTCACAATCTTCCGGAAGTGTTGTAACTTCTGTGTCTTTATAATACCAACTCATTATAAGTCTTCAGTGGCAGGCTTTCCTGCTTTTGCTTTAAACAAGTCATTAATAATTTTGGCAGTTAATTGTCTTTGCGGTAAACTCATACTCCAGACGTCGCTCAATGTCAAACTGCCTTGTGCATAGATAACCATTTCAGTTACTTCTTTATTAATGGCTTCGGTGTCTTCATTGAGCTTCCTAAGGTAAGCCACTACCTCCTCAGGCTCTGCACGAGCTAGGAAGCCGTGAAAAAATTTACAGTATTAAAGTTTACAGCACTTTCAAATGTAAACTCTTCTCCTTCTGGTAACTTTTCACTACAAGGTTCGCATGTTAATTGCATACGTTTTTGGATACCTTTATCGCCCATATCAGTAATAAACCTCTCTAGTTCTTTACCTATAGAGGAATCACAGTTTTCTAAAAACTCCTGAATATGTTCTTTATCTTTAACTACAACTGGTTCGCTTTCTCCTTCAGAAGGAGGCATAGTAATAGTGTTTACACAATCTACTAAAATATCAAAGTTTAAATTTGCAAGTTCTATAAAATTGGTATTAAATGCTTTAATTTTTTCTAATTCATCCTCTATATTTGCAATTGATTGTAAACTTCTTTCGCTTCTAAAGTTGGCAACACCTGCCTTTACAGCAGTTTCATAACTAAAAGGAACCATAGAAATTAATAAACCTGAGTCTGTAGTGAACTCGTAAGTATCATCAAGTGTATCCATGTTAGATAAAACTGCTTCTGTGCTAATAATAGCAGATGCATTTTCTGTACATTGTGGACATGGTGCTCCTACATCTAATTCATCACCAAATGTAGCACCTTGTATAGCAACTAATAATGCATCAACATCATTAGCAACTAGCCTTCTGGGTGCTAAAATATTAGGTATGCAACTGGCTATGACTTGAGCTACTGCTTCACCATTAAGCAAAGCATCAGGATTTTTCATCATGATCTCATCTTTAGCCGTCATGGGGAAAACTGGTAGTTCACCTGTGCTGGGTAAATCTATTATAGTTTCGTCATAAAATTTACCTTGACTTGGTAAACTAGTATATAATTTTGGCGTCCTAAAGTGACCTACTAGCGGGTTTTGTGTATTGGACATATTAAAACTCCTGTTAATTAAAATGATAAATACATTAAGTGCTTTATCAGATAATATTTATCACCATAAAATACGCACATAATGGAGAAACCGGTTGGCTGACAAAGATAAAAGAATAGAATTCGAACTTCCAGAAGAAGGTTCCAATAGAGGATCAGTTTTCATACCTCCATTAGCAATGGACAGCACTCTGCAGGCTTTGTTAAAAAATAATGAAAAATTAAAAACAAATCTAGACAAATATCTAATGGCAGTAGCCAGAAAGATGCAAGACAGCGATAAGCAGAGCAAAGCATTAGACGATTTAATTAAAACTTTAGAAAAAAAATCAGAATCAACAAAAAAAGAAACAGAAGAAGCAAAAGACACAGTTGACAATTTCTCCCAGTCTGTTGCTGGCGCCTCAGAAGGTTTAGAAAAACTAGATAAAAACTTCTCCGAATCTTCTGACGAGCTAAGGGAAAAGTCCAATAAGTTAAGCCGAACAATGGTAACTCTGAGTAAAGACTTTACTTGGACTCTAAATGCTTTTGATTTTGTTGTTAAAAGTTTGATGTCTTTTGGCACGATAACAGGTGGTTATCTAGTAGCCAGTGTAAGAAATACAGGTGAAGCTCTTAATAGTTTAACTGATGTAGGTCAGGCCTTTGGTGATGTAACTGGTACTGGTACAAGATCTACCCTAGAAAATATTTCTGCTATGGGCAGACTGGGTTTAACAGTTGACCAGACCGCTCAGGTTTTTCAAACATTTTCCAGAACAGCCGCAATTTTAGGACAAAGCCAAATTCCAAACCTCACTAAGCAATTTTTAGAGCTCACAAATTATGGTGCTGATTTTGGTGTAACACTGGACGATGCCACACAGATATTTCTGGAAGATCAGGAATTCCGAAGCAGAATTTTAAACAGAGATCAGATGATGGATCAACATCATGCTCGTAGGTCTGTGGAGTCTATAAAGCAGTTAAGGATGTTTTCTACAGCATTGGGTATCAGTACAGATGAGTTAAGACAAGGTGCAATGAGTATGCTGGACTCCAACCAGAGTATTCAGTCATTAATAATGAATATGGGTAAGAGAGGACCTGAAGTAGAAGCCGCCTTGAGCTCATTAGTTGCTGGTTTAAAAGGATCTGGAATAGATGATGAAATTATATCCGGCATTTTAGACGTTGCCTCAGTGGGAGCAACTGGTGCCAGTGACTTCCTTAACAAATTAATTCCATCTAATCCTGAAGCCTATAAAGCCTTAACGCAAATTGGTTTGGACATCAGGGAGGGAGAACTAAACCTTGCAGATATGCCCAACCTCATCAGAAGTATTACAAACACTTTTTCAACAATTGATAAAAATGGTAAATTACAGGCTTTGTTGGCAAGTGATGTTGGTGGTGATTTACAAGGTCCCACTCGGGCTTTGATAAGAAGTTCTCGTAATGCCGAGGAGGCCGCAGACAATTTAGCCAAACTGATCGATCAGACCGGCGTGTCTACACAAATGTATGATGAAGTACAAACAGCATTAAATCAGGCCAAAAATTTGTTTTCAAAACTTGTTGCCACTACTAGTGTTTTCCAAGTAAGTCTGGTAAGCAATATAGGTCAGGGTTTTACAAAATTTATCAAAGATGAGAAAAAAAGAAACAAGGTTATAGAAAACTTTAGTTTGGTCGTGGGTAATATAGGCAAGGCAATTGGTAAGGTAATAGGCGATTTTATACAAAAAATAGGTGGCGGCGGACCTAACAGTTTGCAAAATGGAATTAACATATTAATAGAT